GCATTAGCACCTGAATGTGGTTGCACATTAGCATACTTTGCACCAAACAATTCCGTAACTAAACTTATTGCAAGTTGTTCGATTTCATCCATGTACTCGCAACCGTTGTAGTAACGTGCACCTGGATATCCTTCTGCATATTTGTTTGTGAAAATACTGCCACTAAGTTGCATAATGGCTTCGCTTGCAAAGTTTTCACTGGCAATTAGTTGTGCATCAGTGCGTTGCCTAGATTCTTCCTTGCGAAGTATTTCTTGTATTCTGTTATCCATAAAGTAGTATTTATTAAACCTTTCTAATAATAATCCTACTGAACACAGAATTATCTACGCTTTCGCAACCTATTCTTTTAATCACATCTTTAACAATGGTATTCATTTTGACACTATTTCCGCATATTATTGTTAACGGAACTGCATCTTGGTTTGTTAATATAAAATTTTCAACCATATAATGCACGTCATAGTGACGAACTCCGTGTAAGTCTAGTCTATTACTATGTCCTCTAGACCCGCTGTTCTCAGCTTGGTTATATGTCCGATTTGCCATTGTTTTACATCTAGTCCTTTAAGTATGCCTAAAAACTTGTTTCTCAGCAAACTAAATTCATTACATAGATGAGTAAGATCAATAACACTTTGTTCACCGTCTACAAATTTATCAGCATCCCTACTGCTAAGTTGTCTGTTGTATTTTTCTAGATATTTTCGAAATACATTACTACGCTCTTTGCGTAGCTCGATGTTTAAATGTTCTAATATTGCTTCAATTTCTTGAAGTTGATTAAAACGATATTCTGTTTGGCCTGGTAATTGGGCACTTAACTTCTCCAAACTGCCTTTAATTGCACATTCGTACTTGGCATCCTCTAACTCTGATTCATAGTAGTTTAAGCAATCTACAATTTTAGATAAATCTGATGTTACAGAATTATACCAAGTACTCATGTTTTTTTACCATTCGTCGACGTCATCATCCTCATCGTCATCGAGCTCCTCCTCGTATTTGCTCATAATAGCTGCTTTAACCCATTTATCAAATTCATTTTTATGGAATTCTAAATCGGCTAAATCTATATGATCTTCAAATGCAGTTAGTAGTGCTTCAGCAGTTTCTACTCGCTCTTTGATATGAATATGATTTTTTACAATTTCCCACACATCGTGGAATAATGATACTTCAGGACTCATCAATAATTTCCTCTGTTACTGGTTCTAGATCATCGAGATCAACTTCCTCTGGAACGTCTTCCTGTGCCATTGGATGTTGTCCCCACTCGTCAATAATTACCTGAAGTCGCTCGCTAGTCCACTGTTTTCTGAACTCTTTGATAACTTCACCAGTAACAGGAGAAACATATTCTAGTTTGTTTCCTGTTTTGGTTACGATACCTTTTGCTTCAAACATATCCAATAGGCCACTATATGGATCCATGCCTGATTCGTAAGGGATCTTAATTTGTACACCTTCAAACGGTTTACTGTAACGAGATTTCATCACTTTACATGCAGAACGAATACCTTGTACAGTGGTTACTTTGTTGCCGTCCTCATCCTCTTTGAGTTTGAGTTTACGCATTGCAACCACAATACTTGATGCATAGATAAAGCCCTGTCCGCCTGAGATCTTGTCATCAGGATCAAACATGTCTTGGCTTGCATAAGTGTGATTGGTTGCAACCAAACCAATTGGATAAGGTGCAAGTTGGTTAACCATATTACGTACCAGTGCAGTAAGTGCTTTAGGCTTACGACCTAAGTCACCTTTCATATCACCTTTCTGAAACTGGTCAACATCAGTTGGGGTAAGTAACATACCCAAACTGTCTACCACAAACAGCAACTTGGGCATTTCCTCATAAGGAAGATCACCGTAGTTGGATTTGTAGTCTTTCATAAACTCGCTCATTGCTTTAGCAACGTCATCAATCATACTAACACCAATCTTAAGCAATTTCTCAGGGCTAGTATCGACGTCAAGTGCTTTGAGCCAGTCTTCGTCAAGTGCATTCTCTGAATCAAACAATACTACTTGACAACCAAGTTGTTGTGCATTACGCACAATATTGCCAGAGCAAATAAAGCTCTTGCCTGAACCAGACTCTCCAGCAAACACGCTAACCTTACCAAGGGGGACTCCTTTATTGAAATCCCCACTGATAAGATAGTTAAGTGTGTGATTGCCAGTGCTGATCCAATCTTTTGGGTCATGGAAACCTGCACTAATACCCGAAATGGATTTAGTTACAGACGTCCTGAACTTTGATAGATCAAATGGCTTTTGCATAATAACTCCTTATGCGTTCTGTCTGTTACGGATCATTGCAAGAATATCATCCGCTGATTGCTTACCGGTGTCTGCTTCTGGGGCAGGTGTAGCAGGTTCAGCTACAGGTGTAGCAACTTCAGCTACAGGCTCTGGTGCTGGTGCTGCTTCTGCAACTGGTGCCGGTGCTGCTGGTTGTGCAGGAGCCGCAGTTGCTTGCAAGTTTGGTTGTGCTGCACTAGCAGGAACTTCAACACCATAAGGCTTATAGTAGTTACCCCAACGTGCAGGATCATACAACTCGCCATTTACACTTGCTTCAAACATTTCTGCAATAGCAGCATAATGTTCTGCACTAGGTCGTGCAGGCAAGAAATCTTTAAGTGTAAACAATCCGTTAGTGTCTATACCAGAAAGCTCTTCTTCCATTAGGCTGCTTTCTTTACGTGCCCACTTGGAAGTGCTGTAGTCTGCATATTGACCTTTTGTTGTTTTTGTAATACGGAAATCAGTTCCATTTACATAATCTGTCGGAATATTTTCCATATCAGGGTCCATAAGTGCACCCTTAATGATGTTAAAGATCTGTGGTGAGATCACAAATCTACGAATAGGATTCTCTGGAGATTCTTCATTAATCGGATTCTCTCTCACAAACCCTTGGAAGATATATGAACGCTTCTTCCAATACTTGCGTCCCATATCCTCTAAACTAGGATCTTTAAACCAAGGACGTACTTCTGTGAGTACAGGACAAGTATCACCATACATTTCACCGCAAGGTACTTGTACAGTAACAGGTTTGTTGTTTTCTCCACCTACAACACCTGGGAAAGTCAAACGAATCATTTGACGTTCTACCCAAAAGAACGTGTTTGATTCGTCACCATCAGGTAAGAAACGAAGTGTACAACTTTGTCCTTCCTCAATGTTCCAATGTGGGTAGATTGCGTTATCGCTTTGGGTGGGTGAACTTGAAGAACCTTTGTTCTCCATTTCTGCGAGCTTTGCTCGTATTGCGTCTAGTGCATTATTAGCCATGATGTTTTCTCCTTGTATGCCATGTTAGCCTTAATGTTTAAATATAATATACTAAAGATAGTAAGTCGTCAACCAATTTTTTTGTTGTTGAACTGTTTACTAACAAATTTATTTATCATTCACGCACAAAAAAGCCCGCTAAAACGGGCTTTATCGTTTGGATGTTTCTCAACGTGTTAAAGAATGTTGTATTTCTCTATGAAGTTTTCCCAGTCCTGCTGTGCACTTTCGTACATGTTGCCTTCTTGTACTTTGGCTTCACGGGCACTTAGCAAGCAACTTTTAATAGTGTCATATTCAAACTGTCCTAAGCGATCGCCTGAATTTAATTTTTTGCTAATACCATACAAATGATTTTTTAACACACTATTTTCTGCTGCGTGTCCCAGTTGACTAACTTGGTAACCCAATCTTGCACCATGAGATGCAAAATCAAACATATCTGTTTCCTGCAACATATCACGTAAGTTAGCAAAAGATTCATTCTTAATAGCAGTTCTAATTGTGCTTTCAAAACTGTTACGCTTGTTCATGCTACGCTTAATGCTGTCCATTGCATTTGATACACGGCTATCAAAATGTGTTTCTGTAAACTTGGCTTCTAAATCTACATCATCTTCTAACATTTCGACATTAGACATATCTTCTAAATGCTCTATAGCATTTGCATATGTTTTAACACCGCTTAACTTCTTAAATGTATTCTTAATGTTTTCGATGTTTTCTAATGCAATAGTAACATACTCTTGATTGTCTTCGTTTACTAAATTGTTAGACTGAACATAACGAGTAAATGTTCTTAACTTACCTAAATCAGCAGCCATTTCTGTAATAGCGTTGCCAACTGTATCAAATGTTTCGCCGCCTTTTTGTAAGTGACGTGCCATTGCACGAGCTGCGTGTAAGTTATTTTCTGCCATCTTGAAGCGCTCTTCGCCACGTTGAATATAAATGCTGTGGATATTTCTGCTACGTGCACCACGTGATTCTTCGTTTACTGGTGCTTTGTGCTTTACTACAATCTTTACATTATCTAATGGTTGGTAGCTGGTTTTGCTACTGCCTGTCATTGTTCCAAAGGCTTCCATTACGTCTGCCATGTCCTTCTCCTGATTTTGTGCTACAAATATTTGTTCTGATTTTGGAGATAACTTGCCATTAAAAGTTTTATAATCAAAACTTAACAAATACTTTTGAGAAAGATCTTTTAATCTTTCTCTTATCTCATCTACATTGGTATTCTTTCCGGTACTAAGACGAATTTCATCGCTTGACTTATCTAGTTTAATTACTATATTTGGATCGGGAACAGAAAACCACATACTTTCAGCAGGATCAATTTGCTTTTTACCATCGTTATCAAACGAGGTAACATCATAGCCATAACCTTTTAAAAGATTAAAAATTTGTTCTGCTACGTTTGGTAAATTAATAGCCATCGTTTCTCCTTAGTACAACTAT